CTTGGCGACGATGTCGTAGCTTGCCATCTCTTACCCTCTAGCTCGTCTCTCGGCCTCTTCGCGTTCCTCGGCCCGTAGTAACCACAGCGCTCCCCACTCGGTCATCTCCGCGCTCGTGAGAGGGCGGTGAGACGGCGAGCCGAGGAGCAGTTCGTCCACGGTGCGACCGAGCTTCTCCGCTAGCTCGAAGGCGAAGCGTCGGTCGCCGTGGAAGAGGAGTCTTTTCCCGCCTCGTCGACCGCCCCGGGCGTCATGCCCGAGACCCGCATCGCCGCGGTGGCGAGCAGGTCGAGTGCGGCGGAGGACTTGCCGAGGAGTGCGTCCCGATCCTCGGCGCCGAAGATGCGCTCGCCGGTGGCCGGGTCGTGGGCGGTCTGGATGACCATGTCCGGGTAGAGGCGCTCCATTGAGACGCTCCCGTCCTCGGAGACATCCTGAGTCATCAGGATGCGGCTTCGGGCATCCATCGAGCGGATCTCGACGGTGACGCCCCACTGCGGGACCTCGACCATCTCGCTCGTGATGTCCTCGGCCTCGAGGATCTTGCTGCGCAGGTTGCTTAGTTCGGACACGAGGTCACTCCTTCGTTGGGTCCACGAGGGACACGGTTGTCATGCGGGAACTGACTACCAAGTCGTGCGGGTGATGGGACCGCTGACCTGAAAGTCAGCGGAGAACTTCACGATGTCGCCGACCGGTGAGTCGACCGAGAACTTCGTGAGGATCGCGGTACCGGTGAACTTGACGTACCCGGCGGTCGACCCACCCGGGCCGTAGTTCCAGTTGAGCAACGCATCCTGACCGGCGACGGCAGCGAGGATCGCGTCTAGCGCTGAGTCCCACTTGCCTGAGATCGACAGGGTGGAGTCGCTGAGACCGGTGACGTAAGTCTTGGCCCCACCACTCACTCCGAAGGTCGTGGTCTCTGCGGTCGCGATCGAGCGCGGAAGTTGGACCGAGTCGCAGTAGGACGAGATATCGGTAAGTGAGGCAGACGAGTTGTCGACCTTGAAGACTGCGTTCTTGCCGTGACGGAATGCCATTGATTTCTCCTAGCTGAGTTGAGGATTAGAAGCGACGAGCGAACGAGAGCAGGGTGCCTTGATAGCCGCCACTACCGGAGGCGGTGACACTCCCGCGCAGATATCGGTTGACGTTTGCGCCTGCGGCGACGACGACACGCTGCGACGTTGTGGTGCTGGACCCGACAGCGGTGAAGGTAACGAGATCGACCCATGAGGAGTTGTCTACGGAATGCTGCACCCGGTAGGTCATCGTCCCGCCATAGGTGTTCGTGAATACGTGCAGCATCGCTATCCCGCCGTTAGAGGTTGCGGCTGCATTATCCGTTGATGTCTGGCTCGCCGTGAGGGCTGACTGGTCGTAAAGCAAGATCACGCCGTGGTCTGTCCCGCCGTCGACCTGCAGGTCTACAGCCACAGACACAACGCCACCGACCGGCGAGTCGACTGAATACTTCGTGCTGATGGCTTGACCGATGATGCATCGCTGCCCGACCTGAGCACTGGATGGCGCGAGGACTGTGCTTTGTCGCGCGCCCGATTCAATGATCGTGAAGTTGATGTCGTTCGAGGACCCGAGCACGTTAGAGATCACCTCGTCGACCGCACCTGCATCGCCGTCGAACAGACCGCCGAGCGAGACCGTCGCATCGTTGTGACCCGCGACGTAGGTCTTGGCACTACCCGCTACGCCGTAGGTCGTGGTCTCAGCGACGGCGACAGACGTACTCGCCGAGGAACTGTTGAAGTACGACGACAGGTCCGACGCGTTGATGTGGACCTTTGTGTTCTTGCCGTGTTTGAACGCCATTACACGGTCCCCTTGATCGGGGCTGCGTCAGAAGATGCCGCATCGGTTGGGGAATCGTCGACGGCTGTAACCTCGGCAGGCGTATCGACATTCTCAACGGGTTCGATGTAGCCCTGTTCACGGAGCCACTTGATCGACTCACGCGGGAGGTCGCCGACCTCGTCGCCCGGCTCGGCGCGTTTGTCTTTGTAGTTGATCCCAGCGGTCCCGTCAGGACCTCCGGTGACGCGGTATGTCGGCATGAGCGGACCTCGAGGCAGAGTGCTCCCCTGTCCGCTCTGGCCCACGAGTGGCACTGACGAGCGTCAGGGTCACAAGGGACACGGAAGACTTGCTCGGATGGTATCACCGAGAACGCGAGAGCGCCCCGACCGTGTGGCCGGGGCGCTCGGTGTTGCTGGGGGAGCTTGGATCAGAGCCACGGGTCCGGCTCGTAGAGGCCGCGTTCCTCAAGCGGACAGGGGCCTCCGCCGGGGTAGCCGTGGCCGGGAGCGTCACAGAGCGAGCAAGACGGGACGTAGTTCTT